TCCTCCATAAGTTGTTCGCGTTGAGTCAACATTTCTAGGTGAGGATTTGGTTCAAAACCATCAACGGGCATAGGAAGATTGTCAATGCCAGGATCAAAAAGTTCGTTGTTCATTTGATTGAGAAGATAAGACTTGATAAGTGACATTATCAGCACGCCATTCCCATGGCAGAATTGTAGAGTTGTGGGATCATCTCTCCATCGGTTACTTTGTAACCATAACCCTCAATACGGGAATAAATCTCACGCTGAAAATCTTTTTTGTTAATGTAACTTTTGGACTGAGTTTTACCCATGAAAGTAACAACTTTGAGCATGAGACGATTGTGAATCTCACCGTCAGCAAACTTAACAGGGTAGAAGTCAACAACCATGTTTCCGGTTTTTGCTGTGAGTTGCATGGGGTCCGTTCCTTTGACTCTTTAATAATACACGAAAACAGCGACCACACAACCGGGGGTGTGCCACTTCCTCAACCGCCCACAATAGGATTAATTCCTATCACTTTTGCCCTAGGATTACGGGCAGTTGCTGTTACTTTAGCATCCTGATAGTTTGCTGCACGTACCTCTTCGGTGAATACTTTGCCACCAACGTACAACTTAACTTCCCATTTCATAGTGATGACCTCAAAAAATGTTTGTCCAGCGGATGTGTTGCTCTTGTGTAATCCTGCCCTCTGCTAACATATTGTCGCAGACATTAGCGAAGACTTGAAACTTTTGCTCTCGATCAAGTTTATGAGGAGCAGCAGTTTCCTTGATTACTTTGAGGATTTGCGTTTTAGTCATTTTGTTGTCTTTGTGAATCAGAATCTTCTTTGAATGGTTGATACTCAGGGTGAGTATTTTCCCATCTTTTCAGTTCATCATTCCATTCTTCCTGTTTGAGTACATTGTCCCAAAAATTGCTGTAGTTCATGATGTTAATCAGACAGGAAAGTTTGCGAAGTTGTCTATCAGTATCAGCGAACGTAGAGATAACCACCCGCCCAATCTGCACGGGCAAAGCATTGCTCACGCGATGCAATCTCTAGAAGATTGAAACGCACAATCTTTGCAGGTGCTTTCCATGATGCTGGTTTGTAAACTTCACCCGTTTTCTTATCAATGAAGGCATGGACACCACGGGACTGAGTGTTAGTCTCCATGATTACTTTGTGATACTTACGACCCTCTTCAATGTAGAACTTGTAGGCAGGAGAATTGGGATGATGTGTCTTGAAATCAAGTTCAAGTGCATCACATAGCATCAACGTAAACTTACGCACGTTAAGTTGAATTGTGTTTCGTGCGTCTTGTGTGGCAGCGAAGTCAGCAAATTCAGTCGTCATGAGTGGTGTTCCTTTGACTCTTTAATAATACACGAAAACAGAGACCCTACAAGCGGGTGTGTGCAACTAGATCAACTGGCACAAGAGAACTTGTCATTGTTGAAGTTTGCATAAGAGAATTGTTCACGGTTGACTAACTTGAACATACCAAATTGATTCACACCAACATAACCTTCGCCACCACATTGACGATCATTGATGTATGCTTTGGGTCCATTATTGCGGCAGAGATAAAGCATATCCTCTTTGATAGATTTGATCAAGAACCAGAAACTAATCAGACGAGAGTTGTCGAATGTTTCGGGGTCAACTTCACGACCTTCACGGATACAACGATTAAGATCAATCTTAATCTTTTCTGCTTCAAAAGGTTCTGCAAATGTCACCAACTGGGACATCTGACGTGCGAAACCAACAATCTCATCAAAATCTTCATCAAGTTGCCATGCACTAGGTTGCACGAACTTACACGACTCAGTGTCATCGAAAATCTCCATATCTACCATATCATTGATGACATAAGCATCTTTCAACTCATCATCAGTCGCATACAATGTATGAGGTGCGATGACAATATTCTGATCAATTACTTCATCAAAAATGTAAGTAATCGTATTGGGGCAAAAAGTATCATCACCACCATACCCAATAAAATCACCTTGAACAATCCCGTCGAAACTAGGAAGGCAATCAAAACAATGGTGTAATATATCAGCAACAACGCCAGAATGATTTTGATCAATGTCATCATGCGACTCATTGATCTTGATAACTTTCTTGTTAAAGACACTTTTTGTACCTACAAAGAAATTACCTGTAGCAGGATTAGTACCCCAAACAATAGCAGGAGCACCATCAATTTTCACGGAAAGATCACACTCAGTGAGGAACCAATCCAAAACAGAAAGATCACCCGAAAGAATGGAGTCTTCAGGGTGCTGGAGGTGTGTGTTTTTCATGCTCTTAAGATAAAGCATCTAGCAGCGGATTGCAAGCGATTGTGGACGGTTCATCTACTGGCACAAGATTCTCTATGCTTTTTTCAAACAATTTCTTACCATCGGTATTAAGATCAAATAAAATATAATTTCTATTTGTCAAAATGGCACTTCTACCCACCGTGCCAGACCCGGCACAGGCATCAAGGATAATAGAACCTTCATTACTAAACATCCTCAAAATTCTATTCAATAGTGCAACAGGTTTCTGTGTTGCATAATCCAATTTCTCAACACCTTGAATCTGCTTAATGTCATTCCACACATCTTTTACAGGCACACCATCCATTTCATCAAGATATTTTTTCACCCTAGGAATACCCGTATTAGGAGAATACTCTAATCGATTGTCATCATGAAGCATCTGCATCCTCTCCTTTGATACATGCCATTGTAGATCATTACCATTCCATTCATATCTCAAATTAGGACGAGATACAACATTTGGTTGTCGATTAACAAGTGCAGATGTGTTATATTTCTTCTTACGAACAGGACACATTTTTGCCTTTCTTACAGTATCTGCATCATACTCTTTATGCTCTGCATTGTAGATAGACTCAGAACCTTTTTGATAAACAATGATAGTATCATGATTACGTTGTAGTTGATACTTTGATTTGTGGTTGCCACCAGACACCCACACAATTTCATTCTTAAATCTTTTCTCTCCAAAGACATCATCAAGTACAATGCGAATGTGATGAGAAATCTTTGCCTCTACATGAATAACAATGTTGCCCACATCAGTCAAAACACGATGACATTCTTCAAACAATGGACGCAACAATAATTCACGATAATCTGCACTGGAATTGAATCTGTCATCAAAGTGATAAAAGTCTCTTCCAGTGCAATATGGTGGATCAATGTAAATTAAATCCACCGTATTTGATTCTACTTCTTTCAGTAGTTCTCTACTGTCACCGATTGTATATTCATTTATCATTGTTGAGAGCAATCAGAACCTCTTTTGCGCGACCAGTGTACTTTTTACGAACAGCAACAGGAACAGAACCTACACAATATCCAGGCATATTCTTATCTTCAAGTTCACCACTAGGAATGGCAAGATACTCCCATGTTGAAATATCTTCATGACCTTTGGGGATAATAAACAGTATAACATCAAAAGAGTTTACTGCATAGCGAACCTGCCCATTCTTAGCACCATTATTTGCATTTTTACCAGTTGTGCGGCGAGTTTGTTCCATGTGGAGGGTATTTCCTCCACGATACTTAACTTGAATACGCAAACCTTTTGAAGAAAGTCGGTCATACTTTTCCTGTTGACCCTCAAGATCATCAGGAGATTTATCATTTTCAATGCTACATTCCTCACGCAACCATTGCGGAGCGATGATACGTTCAGTTGGAAATGCAAGAAACTTGCCAATTTCTCTTGTGTCACCTTCGGCAATGAGTTCTTCAAAACCGAGAGCAACGATTTCCGAAAGTTGTGAAACTCCCATCGGTGGTCTCCTTGTTTATTACTTAATCAATATAGTATTAAAAAAGCACCCTGTCAAGGGTGCTATGCCAGTTCAGAGAATGGTCTCCTCATCATCAAATGCCATCTCAATTGGTTCATCTTCACCCTCAAGTTGGTGCATGTACCAGATTTCCATATTAAGATCACTCAACTTCTTTTCTTCAAGAGAAAAATTAAATAGTGATTTGATAGGATTCAAGATAGTTTCTCTTCTGGTTTGCCAAGTAGCATTTAATCCTTTCTTAAAAAGGTTACGAGATTTAGAAATTGCTACGGAATCGGTTCCATTAACCTCATCGTGCAAGAGAACTTTAACTCTCTTCTGCTTCTCATTTAGAGTTTCTTCTAAACCATTCTTGGTGTTATATGCGTTTTCACGCTCACACACGATACGCAGAAGTCTGTCTGCATAAGTGTAACAAAAACCTCCATGATTTTTAATGGGAATGTGATAATAAAAATAGTTATCATCTTCCGTATTGGTTGGTTTCCAATCTTCAGATTCACTGACAAATTGATCTTTTTCCTGAAGACTTGCGTTAATGGTATGTACGGGAGCAGAGATGTTTTTTTCAACCAATCTATCCATAACATGAGTTACAATTCGTTCAACAACAGTTTTGTTGAAATTGTAACGTGTGTAGCAACCCATTTGTTGTAAGAGTTGTCTAACTACTGGTCTTGTGCAAAGTTCTTGATCGTGAACATTACGTTCTCTTTCAACGTCCAAAATGCTATAAGCAGCAGTAACAAACCAATGATCTTTTGTATCTTCAGGAATAGGTCCGAAGACATTACCATACATTGCTCCTAATGTAAGAACGGAGTGATCAAGAAAAGAATTGATAATTCCACCATTATCTGGATAAACCCTACGATATACTGCTGAGGGAACACTTAAAGTTGGTTTGATATTACGACAAACGTTTATAGTGTGCCGTCTATCAAATGCCTCCTTTTTATTGTCAACAAGCAAATAAGGTATGGGCCAAGATGTTCTATCCCACCCAGAGGAGAGAGAACCAGCGAGTCCCACACTTTTTTGTGTGATTAGTCCTTTAGTTCCACGAACTGTATTATCTCCAGTAATAAGTTCGTTTACATTTGTCATTTGCATCCCATTTATTCCAGTCGAGTCATCTAACTCAAGAAATGGGAAATTGATGAACGGATCATCTTTTGGATCTACCGATAGATCCTTGATGGAGAAGTTACTTCCCCAAGGCAATTTATGTGCCATGATATACCTCGTTTGTAATAGAGACCTTAATAACAGATCTCGTACAGTATATATTATCAAAAAATTTTTAAGTTGTCAACTACCGACGAATCTCACTAATGGCAGGTTGACCCTGATTGAACACAACATCAACAACTGCCTGAACTTTGCGGGCAGTGCCAATACCAACAGCGTCATAAGTTGGGATGCAAACTAATCCGAATGTTTTAGTCTTGTTTCCCAATCTAATAACACGACCAATCGACTGACTGATGCCAATGTAGTCCATATTACGCATGAAAATGACTGCCTCAAGACCACTGACGTTGATGCCTTCGCTAAGGATACTGTGATGAATAACAACAAACTTTTTCTCAGGATCTTTGCCCCAAGTATTAAGAGTGTTGAAAAATTCCTCACGATCAACCTTCTTACCATCAATGATTGCACCTGTCTTCGATGTAATCGTCATCCACGAATATCCACGCTGATACAACTCAGCACAGAAGTCAGAGTGAGTCAAAAGATTGATAATCTGCTTTGTGGTGCGAGCACAAATCAAAGTCTTGTCGATGTTGTTGTCATCAATAGTCTCGATCAAGTTGTCACAATCATCAGCATACATTACCTTACGACCTTTGATCATAGGCAGTTGCTTAACTACAACTTTAGGAGGAAGAATGTAACCCTGTTCGACAAGTTCAGGTGCAGGGACATTAACAAGAACCTGACCATAAACTGCACCATCATTCATTCCTGGTTTCGTAATTGTAAGACTATGCTTAGGAGTAGCAGTGTAAAAGTAGCAACGATCAGCATCATTAGCAAAGAACTCTGTGGCAGGGAAAAAGTTACGCTGCACACTATTGTGTGCCTCGTCAAAGTAAATAGTATTTACCTCAATATCTGCCTCCATCACACGATGAAGCGAGTGATATGTGGTAAAGATAATAACATTCTCACCCATACTACGGGCACAACTAGCATAAAGGTGAATCTTTTCTGCCTTGGTGGTGCTAGTAAAGTGCGTTTCACCACTGTGAACGTGCATCACATGCAGGTAAGGATCACTATTGTTAGGATCAATAACCTCCATAAATTCGCTGCACAACTGTTCTGCCAGCAGAATACGCGGAGCAACAACAACCGTGGTGGTGCCATTGTTGACAACATCAAGACGACGCTGAGTATCAACAATCATAGTCAAAGTCTTGCCACCACCAGTAGGCACAATGATCTGACCTTTGTCATAATCACACATACGCTTGATGATGCGATCTTGATGAGGGCGAAGGGTGATGGTCAATGCTGTCCTGTCGATGTATATACTATAAAGCACAGAGACCCCACTAGGAGCGTCTCTGTGCCACTTGTTCAACCGTCTTGGTCTTCTTGTGCTGGTTCTTCTTTTTTAGTTACTTTAGGACCAATTTGCACTCGATTTGATTCATAAAAGAACTTAACTCTTTCTCGACGTGCTTGCATTAAAACGTCATATTCTTCTTGCTGCTCTTTAGTAAAGCGGAAGTCTTGCTGCCTCCATTTAACACGAAGTTCTTGAAGATGTGGCAAGACATTGACTGTGGAGGTTGGAAAGTTCATGTCAGACAGTATACTCGTTGTTGGTAAATTCGTCAAGTTGAATGTTCATTTTAGAATCATTCTCCTCTAGTTCTGTGATATCGAAAATTTCACCAGGCATGTCCTGAATTTCACTCCAAAGATCGTCCATGAGTTGCATTTGTTTGACTCTGTTAATATACACGGGTTTGGTGGTCTGTGGGAGATTAGTGGACAGTAATCGTAGTGTCCACTGCTCCATGATTTTTCATAACATGTTGCTCCCAAAAAATAGCATCTTCAATTTTTAGGAATGTTGCTTGTTGCTTTGCATAACCCTTTTTCTTGGGTTTCATGTAATTGACTCGGTACATCATGCCAGTGCCTCAATACTCCAGAAATAATAAAAATGTTTGTAACCATGTAACTAATAAAGATAAATGTGCGTATTATTGCAACTTTATCGTCATAAGGTTGTGTCTTATCATCACTAAAACTACCTAATGTGTATTTCCAAGTTCTCCAAAACTTATTCACGGGTCAATATATCTCCCCTCCTGTGATTTGTATTGGTCTACGTCTACTCCTCTTCGATTCTTCACATACTCCAACTCATCCCACGAGAAACTATAACATACAAGTAAAATATGATCTTTTTTGTGACGTGTGCCAAGGCGACATGTTTTATCCTTGACACCTAGTTCAATACTAATAGATTCGTCACACTTAAAATACACCCATCCCTCATGGTTTCTCCATTTAACATAGTCATCTACCTGAGGAATATACTTCATAAAAATGCTGCCTCCAGTGGTGTAAGGTTTAGTTGCATTGCAGTATAGGGACGAGTATCAGAAATGTCTACCTGATTACCTTGCTTGGTGGCATTAACAGGGGAGAAATAGCATTTCTTCTTTGTGTTGTAGAATCCCCAGATTGTCCTAACTGGATCGCTGCTATAGCAATACTTACGGTGATGAAGTAACCAAATAGCAACAACATTTGATTTGTGAGGCTTAACTTCATAGGAGAAACCTTTTGGTGGTTCATGAATAAAATCAGGGGGAAGTTCGAGTTGGTTCATCATCA